TACTTCAAGTTCCTTATTTAGAACCATTGCTTGAATTAGCTTAATTTCAATATCAAAACTTTTTGATGTAAATTTAATACCTTCAACAAGTAAAAGCGGAATAATATTGTTATTCGTTACTTCAGATGAATCTAATTTGATTTCTTTCTCGTCGTAAATCATACATTTAGGCTGGTCCGAAGACCTGTCTACATCTACAAATGCGCGTATTAGTAGATTTTTTCCAGACCGATATAAACGATATACGGGTGTCATCATATTTTCTATATCATCTTCGGTTATCTCATTCACAAACCATAAGTCTTTTTTTTCATTGATTTTTTTCTGACAATGACTTTCAAGAGCAAGTAACCAATCTATTAAAGTCTCGCTATTATTTTTATTGTATAGTAAGTCGGTATACATACCGCGATTCGTTTTAACAATGCCCTGTTTGGTAATACATTTTGGCATTTGAATATATAGGGGTTTGTCTTGGTCCATATTTATCTTTGTAAAATGTGTTCCACCTTGAATAGATTTTGGACTTTCTAAAGTTAATAAACTAAAGTCAAAGTCTTGATTAGGTTTATATAATTCCATTAAAAATTTAATAGATAATATAGATAACATTAAGACGCATTAAAATAATATTAATTATATAGCTATTAATATTATTATGAAAAACTCTCTTATTGATCAATGTATAGAAATAATTAGGAGGGATGATGTTAAAAATGAACTTAAAAATTTAATGTCGCCGCTCATTGATGCTATATTAGTTGAAATATATCCATATATTTACTTGTCGCTGATATTTGTTATTATCAGTTTCCTGTTACATTTAGGCATATTTATTTTACTTATTCGTAATAAGAGACCATTTAAGACAATATGATATTTTCTATTATTATTATATAATGAAAGGTGGCGATTTACTTAGTATGAGTGGCGCAGTGGGTGGTGGTAAAAAACGCCGTTACAAGACCGGTAAAAAAAAGGTGAGCAAGAAAAATAAGACGCGTCGTCGCAAGACTCGTTCGATGAAGGGTGGCAATGCGATTTCTACCGCAATTCTTCCGTTCGGTCTTCTCACACTTCAGCAGTTCTTTCAGAACAGAACGCGTAAGAACAAGAAGATGATATCTAGTGGTTTTAAAAATGTTAAGAAATCACTGAAGCTTTAAAAAATATAGTTAAATCTTGTTGAAATAATATTTGTCATAATAAGATTTGTTACAACAAGATTTAATACTGCTTTATTGCGTATTGGTTATGAATGTGTTATTATATACATTTTATTAATTAATCTAAATAGAACTACCATACTATGTTATATGGATGAGTTTGAAGCAAATATCAAACGGTGGGTAACTATAGATAACGAAATTAAGCAGTTAAATGATAAAATGAAGGAGAGAAAGGTAGAACGTGCCGAAATAAGTGATACAATATTAGATTTTGTAGAAACTGAAAATTTGAATAGTACTACAATAAACATAAACAATGGAACTTTAAAATTTGCGACTAGCAAGCAGAGTGCCAATCTGACTCTAACCTATATAAAATCTTGTTTAGAACAATGTATTTCAAACGAAGACGATGTAAACACGATTATGGATGTTATCAAAAACTCACGAGATGTAAAGGTAGTAAATGAAATTAAACGTTATTATCAAAAGTAAATATTAGGGACCTATTATATAATGTCATTTGGTTTAGACGATTTAATTATTACTAAAAACTCATCAGATGAAACGATATGTGGTGGCTTCAAAGTAAACAATATATTACTAAATACTGATAATCCTGCTATTATAACCGTTAATTCTCAAAAAAAAACGCTCAACAAGGTGAGTTCACTCTTTGATGATTTAGCAGTGCCTGCTGGTTTGCTTTTTATTCAAGACAAACTCACACCGCGTTACAGTGAAAAAACCGAGAAAATCATTGATGACACATTATATGATCGTCTTTTTAATTTAGCAGAGATTAACACTAAAAAACAAAGTCGCAAACGGTTAAAACTTAACCCAAAAAAAGGAACCAAGAACAGAACAAGTAAACGTCGTTAATATAATAACGAATAAACTTTATTATATTAATGATTTAGGTTTGTGTTATTACGAGTGTTTTATTACGATAATAAATTAAAATATGCTCCAATTGTTATGGTTAAAGGGTGCTAGTAAAATATTGGGGATTTTGGTTTTCCAGTATTCTACCTTCTTTTCAAAATCTAATTCTTTTTGTGTTTTGGGATAAAGAGATGTTTCCGCCATGAGTTGCGCCTCTTCCGGAGTGATGGGTGTTTTGAATCCATAACAATTCACACCATATTGAACGTCAGGATTGTCGATGTATCCACCGTTGATACCAGGCCGTCCACAATCATTTTCATGACCTTCTATTTCTTGGAGCTTTTCCCATTTTTCTGTCTGGGTCGGAAATAAGGCCATTTGCCCTTCTGACCAACCGTAGCCGCACCAATCTGCGCCCTTCTCAAATGCCTTACTAATTTGTTCATAAGTGGCTAATTCCGAATCGCGAGCTTTGCAAATAGCTTTAGCGGATTCATAATCATAATGATTTCCTGGAATATGATAAACCTCTTTCTTACGACCCGGGATAGGTGTTTTTAACCCGTCCGTGTCGACAACTACCTCCACCTCAGGAATATTTCCAAATAGGTTTTTAATACTTGTTATAACATCAACATTAAATATATATAGAACACCATTTAATAATATTAAAAGAACGAATATAGACCACAATAATAATTCCATCAGGTATTTACCCTTACTGCTGTCTCCTAGACCACTACCATTTTCTTTTACTGTTTCTTTTACTGTTTCTTTTGCGGATTCGGCACCAGTCTTAATCGTATTTGCGATGGAACCAAAAGGCGAGGCGTTCTGCGTCGGAGATAAACCGCTTCCAGGAAATGCTCCGGGTGTCGGAAATGCTCCTGCTCTCATATAGGCTCTGTTTCCTAAAGATGAAAACAGAAATATATATCCTAATAATACTACAATTAAAATTACTACAAACGCATTATTTTTAATAAATGAAATTAAATATCCGAAAAAACCTTTTTCTGGTTCTGGTTCAATTTCATTTGGTTTCTCATCTGGAACAGAGGTTTCTTTTGTTTCATCTACATCTGGAATATCTACTTCATTATTTTTAGCCATATATATTTAATTAGTTATTTTTTTTTACGATAGAAAAAGCAATATGAAGATGGATTTATAATTTCGGTATCAGATATTTCATTTACCAGTGTGTCGTTAAAGTTATACCATTTTCCGTTAGCATTGCGAATAATGGCGTGATAGTGTCCTCCATCAGATACGCCCGAGTGATTACACACTCCGTATAAATCATACACATAACTTTCACGATTGTAACCATAAACATACTTTGATAAATCCACATTATCTCTCGGAAAGTCCACCAGCTTGTGATTTTTCTGTCCGTTTTCATTCCATCGCTTTAAATCAATGATCAAAATCTCCGGTAGACTCCAAAATATAATACCGCGGTGAACGTCCTCTTTTTGGTTGGTTTCGTCGTTAAACCACGCTTCGTCTCCGAAGAGCTCCTCTTTCTTACAATATTCATCCATACATTCAAACAGGGATAATGTTTCTTTATTTGGTATTGGTAAGCTTAGGATAGAAAATGGTTCAGGTAGATCAGATAAGACGTTATCTTCTAACGAAGTAATGCGTGAAATATGGATGCCGTAGAATATATCTAACATTTCAGAGTATTCTTTGGTATACATAGTATTCATCATCTGGTAACATATTTTTGCTAATTTATCCGTATCATTGTATACTTCGCCTGTTATCTGCATCTCAACCTCTCGTGACAAGGCATTATGAAAACAGTCAATGACAAAAATTAAAAATTCCTGGATATCGTTTTGGTTATAACCAGAAAATATGTCGCGGTTTTTCAAAATAGAAACTTGCTGAACAGATTGAACAAAGCCGTGTGGTGCAATGGTGCAATTTGCACTCCACATCATCTCGCGGAGCTTGTTCCATTCTATTAGTAAAACGGATTCTGGTTTGCGATTTATTTTATTTTTGTAATTCTCCTTTTTAAAAAAATCGTTAAGTTCATATGTGTGTGATAATACTTGCATACACGAATTAAGATAACACGTATTGCCTACGTTCGCCAATCCAGTGAGTCCCTTATCTTTATAATCGTCATATTCATGAGACATTATCTTATAGGTTATTTATAAACATTTATTTAAACATATTTATATAATAGTATTACATATGCAAAATAGTTATATTGATGATGTAATTATGAGTCGTCGATTGTTGAACAATATGGTGAATCTAATGAACCATCAAGAACGAAATATACGCCTCATAATCAATCAACGTTCATCTCAATCAAATCCATATAGCTACTTTACAAATAATGGTGGACAGGGCTCTCTAAATACAATCCCAATAAATCAATCTGTTGGAAGAATGAATAGACCACAGGCTACTCGCTCAACAAATATGGAAAATACCCCAATTATACAATTAAGTAATTTATTTACTCCATCGCGTGTAACAAATAGAAGACCTGATATACCATCTGCGTTAGAAATACATAACGCAACACGGAGTAGCACCTATTCAAATATAGAAAACCCTCAAAATACCGTGTGTCCAATTACGAGAGAAGCCTTTAATGAGAATGACGAAGTTACCCAAATTATTCATTGTGGTCACGTATTCACGCGGACCAATCTATATCAATGGTTTAATCGCAGTTCTGTTTGTCCAATGTGTCGTCATGATATACGGAATAATACAACGACTAATGCGGCTTCTAATACAACGTCTAATGCGCCTTCTAACGCGCCTTCTAACGCGCCTTCTAATAATGAGGGTAATTCCAATAGAAGTCGTCGTAATTCTACTCGGAGAACAAACAATTCAGAAGAAAATATGTTAACTACGAATGTTGAATTGACAAATATAGCCGAACAAATCGCAAGTGATATTTTAAATAATCTTACTGATTCCCCTAGTATTTCGCTTGAATATACATTAGAACCCCCGAGCGAAATAAATAGCACTAATATCTGGAGTAATAACAATACTGATAATAATACCTTAACACATAGAACAACCTACGACCCATCTTACGCAAGATATTAAGATTTATTTACAGAAGGATAAAATATCTCTATCTCCCGATTGTTTCTTTGAAATTTGTAACAAATATTTATCAAATAGAATAGTCTTCACTTCTTTTATACGAAGATCCTCTAGTTTTTTATTATAGGTTTCATCATCTTGATAATCCTTACGCAATTTTTTTAATTTATTCTTCCATAATCTACAGTTGGTGCCCATCTTTGCATTAAACGCGGGGAGTTTTTCAAGGACAAGGGCGAATACTTGCTGGATTGGCTTCATCAATTGATTGGTAATATAAAACGTATAGTTAATTTTTATATTATTCTCCACTATGAACTCGGGAGTTTCAATCTTGTCTCCTTGAAGAGCCTTCTTATTCGGCGTCTCAATATAGACAAAGGCAACGCGATCGCCATTGCTTGGTTTATTTCCAGGGTCGCGCTTTCCGATACGGTCCGCCAAGACCTTGTGCGCAATCTGACTAGGATTTTTATAGCCACTTCGCAACGATTTTGTGATTACCAGTTTATCCATTGGATATTTCTCATCAACAATTGCTTGAAGACATTTATCTAGAAACTTTGCGGCCATCGTAATGTCCTTATCCTTCATAAGAATGTCTATTATTCCACCGTAAACATCTTTTACGATGGGTGCATTGTCACGACGTTTTAGAACGATACCCATTGACTTACGATATGATTTTTCTGGGTCATCCTCGTACAACATACCCACGTATCGTTTTTTGGATAGCAAGCAAAATGGCAAGAACGTCTTTTCATACTCTAAATCGTGTGGATTTTTCAAGAATTTACTTGCCAACTCTCCTGCTTGCTTGGCGAGTTCAATGGTTATTTCCAATGCCTTTTTGCCAATTATGGGCGTTTCGTCCAACTCACGCAAATTAAATTTAAAGAACACCGAATCAGTATCGCCATATACGTATTCCGCATACGTTTTTACCTTACCATAGTTCTTCGTATCAACTACGATATTATTATACGCCTCCTCAATGACGCGTTTCGCATAGACCAGCAGCTTACGTCCTGTTGCGGTAGTTGACGCAGCACAGTCCTTCTCATAAAATGTGCTGGTCTTGGCGCCAGTCTGACCATAAAGAGAGTTCGCAGTTAACTTAATACTCAGCTGACGCTTGTCCAAGACGTTCTTCATAAAATCGTCTTTTTCTTTTTTGATGAGCTTACGTGTTGCCTTACGCGCGTGGAGCAACTCTTCCAGAATCGAAGGCATCACCGCCTTACCTTCGGGAAATTGTGCGAACCTACATGTCTTATATCCTACCTTTACCTTTTCCATAGCGGCCTTTTCATTACCGTTTTTGCGTCTCCACTGGTATGTGTCGTAGGTCACATCCACATACTTGTAATTTGACAGATTGTCGTAAATGTAATTGCCGTCTTCGTCTTTTTCGCCCGTCTCTTTTACTAACGTATCTAACAAGTCGTATTCTTTAGTCCA